GAGATTCGAACTCTCGGTACAGTTACCCGTACTCTTCCTTAGCAGGGAAGTGCTTTAAGCCACTCAGCCACCTTTCCCTTGGCACTCCCTAGGAGAGTCGAACTCCTGTTGCCGAGATGAAAACCCGGTGTCCTAACCACTAGACGAAGGGAGCAAATATTGAGGCGCAGTACACTCTGGGACTTTACTAGGCACGGTTTGATCTACTCTTATTCGTGTTGTTCCTACCCAATTTACGAAATACCACTCGGGCACCTCAATCAACTCTACTCTGATCGGTTTTAAGGCGTTGATCAGTAGCCTTGCAAATTATGTTCTAAGTTTTATAGTGCAGTAAACACCCGGGCACCCGGGAAAAGTTACACTCTCCTTCACTCTCCGTCTGGATTCACAGTAAAGCGAACCTTCTGGTGATCTGCAAGTTCACATGTTGCACTATTGGCCTCATGTTCTCTTACAGTAACCCTTTGCACCCAGCATCTCCCATCTGTCATTTCACTGACAATTTTTTCTGCTTCGTCAAAGGCCTGTTCAGCAAATCTTTCACAACCTACAGCACCAACAACTCTCAAGTCTATTAGATTTTTATCTGCTAGATCTTGAAATGTTTGGAACTCTGGATCGTCACTTGCTAACAAGTAAGTATGGTCAAACATAAATTTTAACCATTCTTTGAGTGGCTTCAAGCCACCAAAGTCTACTGCCCAATTACGATCATCTAACTGATCGCAACCAAAAGTAAATTCAAATTGTAATGCATAGCCGTGTATTAAATTACAATGACTATCTGCTTTCCACTGTCTAAATGCACAAGAATGTCCTGTGTTATGTGTATATGTTTTTCCTGAATAAAAACGTTTCATATCTTGCCTCTAAAGTTCTGTATATTATACTGTCTATTTAGGCGTATGTCAACCTGAATTTTGCTTTTATTGGATTACTTTTGATGTTTTGGCAGTTTTGCTTCTACAAACATTTCATGCTTTCTTTTAACAGGATTATACTTCTTCATTTTAAGTTTCCTGTTTTCCTGCGTTAATGTTTTAGTTTTAACTGCTGTATAATGATAAGTGTGACTATCTCTAGTTTCACCTTCTGGGATAAGATATACTGTTACGTTTTTCTTCTTGCTACTACTTTTTGCCATGTGTCTATTTTGTTGTGAGCTGACTTGCCCAAACTTAATTGGACAAGTACTAGTCTACTCTAATGCTCTTTAACTATTTTAAATGAAAAATATTAAATATTTTTAATATACTTTTTTGCCATATATGCAACTTGCTTATCATAGTCTTCTTGTGCTATGAGACCTTCAGCAAGTAATCTTTGTCTATTGACTTCATGTGCGGCCTGCGTTGCATCTTTGTTTCCACCCATGTAAGATACTGCATGTCCTTCTTCAATTAAAACATCAGTTGCCATTCTTCTCACACCATTTTTTTCAACTTCAAAATCACCTAAGATACGACCAAACTTACCTTTCATGTCTTCACCGTCTTTATTAATCTGTGTTTTAAGAATAGGACCTTCTTTACCATCAATTAATTCTTTAAGTCTTGCTTTAGCGGCTTCGCCAAACAAGTCTTCTACTTTGTCTGAAGTTCTGCTTTCTGGTGTATCAATACCCATAAGCCTAACTCTTTCATCTGTTAGGACTATTCCAAATCCTAAATCTATATCTACGTCCGCTGTGTCTCCATCAACGACTTTCAAGACTTTACATCTATATTCATACATATCTACTACTCCTACATAATTGTGTGTATTAAAGTAGTATTTATCGTATGTTGCTAAAAAAACACGGTTTAGTAAACTGTTATTTGCCTGTGAAAAACGTGATTATCTATTTGTGCAACTTTAACATAAACGTCTGCCCAAAAAGGATCTGCTAGTTTATCATTGTAATAATGTGTTGCACCTGATGTAGTATCTAGTATGTCATGTTTTAACAATGCTGTAGCAACATCAAGACTGTCTTCCCAGGCTTCCATATTCTTTTGAATAATTTTTCCTGCGGAAGTTTTTAAAACTATATCATCACTTTTACCATCGCAATACCAACTGAACTGGCACTTGTATCTTCTAGGTACCATATTGCCTTTCCAGTTCTGTTTGAGTTCTGCTTGATATACAACTCCACAGATATCGTTTGGATATCTGTCATTATGGACTCTGTTTAGTGTTACGTGGCCTACTGCAAATTTTCCTTCTATGCTTTCTCCACGTGCTTCGTGATATATGTTTGTGGCTAGACAATGCATTTGATCAATGTCTATTGGTTTTGGTTTTGGTGGCAAAGGTGTTGCTATTTGTTTTACTTTTACCTCTGCTACTTCTATTGTAGGAGCAAGAGCTTCAGAAGCCTTATTGACTAATACATTGCCTGCTACTAACACCAATCCAGTTAAAATAATTAATCGTCTCATTTCGGTCTCCCTAATTTGAATCTAGTAATATCCTATACTAGTTTTATATCAGTGGTATTTTCCTGATATGATTTTGCTATCCCGTCGTCTGTTGGTGTGTATGCAACCACTGTAGATTTATTTATTGAAATTGTGGCTGTTTGAGATGTCATCATCCAAGGGATAATCCCTAAGCCTTGCTGTCCACTTGCAACTGTTCTAACTTTAGATATGTTCAAAGAATCATCATCTTCAGTTTCAAACCTTGCAACTAGTTCCTCTCCACTGTTTAGTTTAACAGTTATAATACTACCTTTTTTAATAGGTCTTTCTAATAACATAAGTTCTGTTCCGTTTTAATATACTATTATATACTGTTTTAAGTCTTTGTCAACCTTAAATTTGGCTAAAATTACCATGTTTTACCTACCAAAACTCTCAATCTTGTAAATATTAGTATGGACAGACTTAATTCAGTCTAACAAATAAAAATATTGCCTCCCTCTTAGAAAAGGCTAGATAGTACAAGAGTACTGCAATATCTGTCCAGACTTTAATAAAGTTATGTGGCGCCACTAATTTTATAGAAATAAAGTTTCTTCTATCTGCGGAATTCGATTTTCTGCAAAGTTTTTCATAAGGGTTAATCTATCCGAACTTCCTCGACTACCATGCACATGAACAGCACTAGCCTCATTTAGATCAATTTGGTTGAACTGCTTGTTTATCCTATTGCCTTGTATGTTAGCAGGATCATGCAGTAGTTGATATGCAACTCTTGGATTATAAACATCATCTGGAACAATATCTTGACTCCACAGCATTGCATTGTATATAATTTGTTCACTATCCCATCTATCAGGATTCCAATTTTCTACCATGCTAATACCTAAGTCCCAAACATCTTGACTCATACCTTTAGGATAGTATCTGATACCGCAATTAAAATAAGTTTCAAAACTTATGTTATAATGTTCATCTGTGGTTTTAACAGGGTCAGTTAAATTATACATTCTGAAAATATTATCTTCTGCAAAGTAATCTGCAGGTTGTGTGAATATAACATCTAGATCTGCATATAAGATATTATGTCCTTTTTGCCAAAGTTTATATATCTCATAAAAATTTATTTTGAATACATCTCTAATATTGTCTGCATCACCTCTGAAAATTTTTACTTCATTTAAGCCTTCAACATTTTTAAATGCAGACTTCACACAAATGTCTTCCATCTGTTTATAGTTGTTGACAAGGTTGGTTTCGTTGGTACGATCATCATACCATTTAGAGTTGTCAGTAATATTGTAGTTTTTTAAAACTAGAAAGTTTTTACTCATCGTAGACCCAGATATATGACTGTAGATCATCATCTGCAAGTTTATAACCCATTGCATCCATAAAGTCTGCAATGTCTTCATCTTCCATGTTCTTATCTTCTATAAACAATGTAGGTTTATATTTTGCAATAACTTCTTTACCACCTTCTAAAATATCCAGTTCATATCCTTCAACTACTATTTTGATAAAGTCAATACTAGCAGGACCTTCAACTGCTTCATCTAGCATACTTTTTACAAATGTATCTAGTGTGTATTCTGTAGACTGTTCATCGCAAGTATAATCAGCAGTTGTTGTTAGTGTAGAATTAGTTTTAACTATATCAACGTCTAAAACTACATTATCTTTAAAACCTAATCCAATACCATGTATTTCTAATTTGTGCTCGTAGTCGCTGAGGTTTTTTTCTAAACATCTAATATAGTCTTCTACTGGCTCTACTGCAATTACTTTATCAAATTCTTGTACTAATCTAGATGTCCAAAATCCCACATGGGCACCAATGTCAATAGCAATACTATTATTTTTAAAAAATGGTTTAGCCATTTCAAACTCTTCTGCTTTGTAAGAAGGTTTACCTGTTAAATAAGTATCGTCTGTTGGAATGTAAAAATTTGTATTCTTAATCTTCTTCATATAGTCACCTTAATAAGAAC